TTAATGAACAAAAACTAGCAATAAGATTTGCTTGTAAAGATATGAGTACACCCACATGAGAGATGGAAAAGTTTTAGAAAGTTTCAAGAAAAAAATTGAAAAAGAAATAAAAGAAAAAAATATATTTAAACATTTAAGAAAAGAAGTGGATATTAATGGTAATGGCACTAGGGGGTATCTTATTAAAGAAGGTATTAATAAAGGAAAATATATCAAATGAAAAGAGAACATAACACAATGCTAATAGGTATACTTGGAACTATATTATTAGGAGTATCTAGTTGGGCTTTGATGACCATAATTCAATTAGAGGTTCATATTGGTATGTTGACAGAAGAAATTATGTCAATAGATAAACAAATAGGTCGTATTTATAATCACATGGACAGGTTAAGTAATTAAATGATTGATAAATTTTTTTATATATTCTTTGGTGCAGTAGATGATGCTATGGGATATTTATTTGATAGATTTATTTCAGACGCACCAAAAAAGAAAAAGAAAAAATAATTATGAGCAAAGATAAATTAATAGAACTACATTCAATACTAGCAGAACAGCTATTAAAGAAAGTAAGAGAAGATGATGTAAAAGCTAGTGACCTTAATGTTGCTAGACAGTTTCTAAAAGATAATGGTATTGATGGATTACCTGCAAACGATAATCCACTAGGTGAATTAATAAATGAACTACCATTTGCAGAAAAGAAACTAGTTAAAAATAACTAATAAAATTAGGAGTTTATGCACGAAAAACTGAAAGATTTCAGGAATTTCTTGTACCTCGCTTGGAAGCATTTAAGATTACCTGCTCCAAGTACAATGCAATACTCAATCGCAGACTATATTGCTAATGGAGACAAACGTATAATTATAAGTGCGTTTAGAGGTGTTGGGAAAAGTTGGATTACGTCAACCTATGTATTGTGGAGATTATTACTTGACCCACAAATAAATATATTGGTTGTGTCTGCAAGTAAAAATAGAGCAGATGATTTTAGTACGTTTTGTTTAAGACTGCTATCGGAGATGCCAATACTTCTCCATCTAAAGCCTAAAGGTGACCAAAGACAATCTAAGATTAGTTTTGATGTTGCACCTGCTTTAGCATCTCACCAACCTTCAGTTAAATCTTTGGGTATAACTTCACAGCTAACTGGGAGTAGAGCAGATTTAATTATTGCTGACGATATAGAAACTTCAGGAAATACTCAGACACAGTTTATGAGAGATAAACTTGGTGAAGCTATTAAAGAGTTTGAAGCCATAGTTAAACCAGAAGGTTCTAGAACTATATTTTTAGGTACACCACAAACAGAACAAAGTATTTACAATAAGTTACAAGAGAGAGGATATAAGATTAGATATTGGACAGCTAGATACCCTAGTGAAAAACAATTAAAATCTTATGGTTCTAGTCTTGCACCTATTATTAGTAACACTTGGGAACATGAACTTATAGGTAAAGCTACTGACCCATTAAGATTTGATGAAAAAGATTTATTAGAAAGAGAAGCTAGTTATGGTCGTATAGGCTTTAACATGCAGTTCCAACTAGACACAACATTAAGTGATTTAGATAGATACCCTCTTAAACTAAAAGACTTAGTAGTTCTTAATTTAAACCCTACTACTGCACCTGAGAAGGTTGTATGGGCTAGTTCCCCTGAATTACAGTGGAATGACTTGCCTAATGTTGGATTACAAGGAGATGGTTATTTCAGACCCATGCAGACGCAGGGAGACTGGATAGACTACACTGGTTGTGTAATGAGTATTGACCCTTCAGGTAAAGGTAAAGATGAGACAGCTTATTGTGTTACTAAAATATTAAATGGTAATATCTATGTAGTTGATGCAGGTGGTTTTAACTCTGGTTACTCAGAGCATACTTTATCTAAACTTGTAGGTATCGCTAAGAAACATGAAGTTAAAAAGATATTGATTGAGGAAAACTTTGGTCAAGGTATGTTTGAAGCCTTATTAAAGCCTTATCTTATGAAGAACTACCCATGTACTACAGAATTAATAAGACAAACTTCTAACAAACACAGAAGAATACTAGATACTCTAGAACCTTTATTTGCACAGCATAGAATAATCTTTGATGCTAGTGTCATTAGAGAGGACTATGAGGGTACTAATAGCCTATATCCACCAGAACAGGCTCTAAGATACCAGTTAATGTATCAAATAAGTAGATTACAGAAGGGTGCTAATACGTTATCGCAAGATGACAGGATAGATGCACTACAAATGTCATGCTATTATTGGATATTACAGCTTTCAAAAGACCAAGATATGTCAATGAAGACAAGAAAAGAGGAACTATTTACCCAAGAATTAGAACAATTTTTTGGACATGATAATAAAGACAATACATGGTTTAAGATATAAGACATATCTAAGTGCCACTATTAGATAAATAGAACAACTATTAGTCTAACTATTAGATAACTATTAGTTAATATAAGAATAATCATAATTATATATGGAATAATGGGAATGAAGAAAATTATAGAGTGACTAATAGAGAGAATATAAATACATGAACAATGATAAACCTTTATATCTTAAAGCCTTATGTAAATCTAAAGGTAATAAGAAAGTAACAAAAGAAATAGCAGAAGCAATTAGACACTTTCAGAAGAAAGATACGTTTGATTATAGCTATAAAGCTGACAGAAAACCTCTAAATCCTAAAGAAGACCAGTTGGAAGGCAAAAAGTTTATCTTGGAGTTTACTGAAGATTTTCTAGGTCATGCAGTTGACTACTCTCTAGATGATAAAATAGAGAGTGTCTTAGGTTTGCAGAAATAATTTGCAAAGAAAATCTGGCAACCTCACGTATAGGCTCTGAAAAATAAATTCCCCCTATAGGTGTATTTATAATATTATGCAGGGGGTGGGGTGGTGATAGTTATTGCAACACTTGTTGCACTGTAAATAACTATTATTTATATTCTAAAACAAAATGCACTGGTTATAGCAACCAGTAACCACTATAATTCTATATATTTTTATACTTTAGAATTATTCTAAGTTATTTTTTAGATTTTTTTTATTTGCTTCCATCTCTCTCATTATCAGTTTTTAAACTCTTAGACTTCAATAAGTTATTAAGTGAATAATGATAGTAAAATTATGATAGTTATAAGGCTTGACACTGGTTGCAGTAATGTTGTACAGTTGTGCATATATAAAAATAACTAACTAGAGGTAGATAGATGGACACATATAAAACACTAACAATTAGTAACAATAAAATATTCCATGTTTATAATTGGAATACAATTTCGGATATTATTAAAATAATAAGCAATAAAGACTTAGGTATTAAATTTGATGCCATGCGATATATTCAAGAGCCACAACTTAGTGAAGGCTTGAAGTATAGATTTGAGGGCTTAGCTTATGAAATCTTTAATGAAGAAACTACAGAATTTAAAGGTTTCAAATTTCAAGCTAAGTTTTATTACAATAGACTTCAATTAACTAGAAGCCAGTATTACAATAATATAGTTGCTAAGAATAAAATGCTAAGAAGTTTTAATTTATCTACAGCTTCAATAATTGAATTTGATAAGTATGTAATTAGGCATAATAATTATGCTAAGCCTATAAACAGTTAAACAAACTTAAAGCCTTCTAAGAAATCCAACTTTTAGAAGGCTTTTTTTGTATCTATACGAATTATGATAGTTGCGACACTATTGCACATTTATTATATATGCACTAATGTATTACAGTAGTGAATATATAAACAACTAACTAGAGGTAGATAGTATGAAACTAAAAGCAAATGAAATAGTTAAAAAAGTAACTGACCATTTAATTAAACAAATGGAAAGTGACGACAATACAAAATGGTTGCAAGGGTGGACAAATAAAAGTTTCCAAAATTTAGATGGTCACAAATATAGTGGTATGAACTTATTCTGGTTGTCCATGATTGATGGTGGCTTTTTAGATGATAAGCCTAGAGACCGTAAAATATACGGTACTTACTTACAGTGGAAAAATAAAGGACTACAAGTTAAGAAGGGTGCTAAGTCAATTCAAATGTTAAAGCCTATTATTGGTGCTAAAGAAGTTGAAGTTGAAACACCAAACGGTGTTGAAACTGCTACAAAGCATTACAAATTTTTTAGTACGTTTAATGCTTTTAATATTGAAGATGTAGACGGTGATGTATCTAGATGGGATAATGTAGACAATGCTAACAATAAAAGTGAAGTTGAAGTTAGTGCTACTGCTGAAACTTTTATAACTAATACTGGTGCAGTTATAAACCATGTAGACGGTGGCAATGCTTATTATGTACCATCTAAAGATTTTATATTTATGCCTACTAAAGGCAATTTTATAAAAACTAAAAATGCAACTGCAACTGATGGGTATTACGGTACTTTATTCCATGAACTTACACACTGGACTGGTGCTAGTAATAGATGCAACAGAAAACTTGACGGTTGGAAGGGTTCAACGTCTTATGCGTTTGAAGAATTAGTTGCTGAAATGGGTAGTGCTTTTTTATGCAATCAATTAGGCATAAGTGCAACACCACGTATAGACCATGCTAAGTATTTAAAATCATGGGTGCAGTGTCTTAAAGATAAACCAACTGCATTAATGAATGCAAGTGGCTTAGCAAATAAATCTTTAATGTACTTGAATGGGTTGCAACCAGTTGAAGTTAAAAACCCTGCATTAAGATTAGACCCTACTAAAAAAGCCTATATTCAAAAGATTGAAGTTAGGAAGGTTGCTTAATGATAAACTTAAAAACAATTAAATCTTATAAATATAATTGGCTTTGTTATTGTAGCTTATGTAAAATTTTAAGATTTTTAAAAATTAAATAATAAAATTACTTTAAAACCCTAAGTTGTATTTCTTAGGGTTTTTTTGTATTGGTACGAAAAAATAATGATAGTACATTGTCGCTTTTATTTATTATGATAGTACATTCCCACTTCTATTTATAGGCAGGTGGGTGTGCTTACATTCACACTTACATTGTCACTGTAGTTTATTTTTTAACTGTGTCTTTTGCACTGTACCAATCACGAAACAATTTACCAATAGCTTGTAAATCTCTAAGATATTTTTCATCAATACCAAGCTGAAGTTCTTGCGTAGTATTTTCAGCTTTAAAATTTTCAGCAAATGAGAAGGGTGTCATACCTACCCATTTAGCCCATCTAATATTATTTTTAAAAGGAATTTTACAAATGATTTTTTTACATAAAGGTTTAACTAGATAATAATTTTCTTTGTCAGAATGAACCATACCATAAAGAGGTGTTTCGGTATCTGGAGGATAAGCCATAATTAACCTATGAATACATTCATTATTTATAGCATCACTTTTTGTATTAGCAGTAGAAAACAAATGAACTGTTTGAGAATATGCAGTGTGAGTTACACTAATATAAGCAATTAAAGGCTCTAATGTTTTAACAGTTGAAGCAAGTAGTTTAACAGATGTAGGTTGACTTATATTTAATAGCCTAACTTTATCGTCTTCTATTATTTGACCTAAGATTGGCACATCAGATACAATTTTATTTTCCTGTGCTGACTTAAATGCTGTAGGAAATGCTCTTTTAATTTTTAAAAATTTATCAAGACCTGTATTAGAACCAGTAGATAATCTATATAATATATTTTTATCTATACCTGCTTTTTCTATAACTTTATCTTTACCTTCAAGTTTAATTAACTCATTAATATGAAAAGCTATGTCTTGAAGTGTTGCATTCTTATCCATATTTGGAGTTATTTCATTTATATTATTAATTTTAATCATATCTACCACCTTTTTTTATAAATAAAATATAATCACATTAAAAACTCATAATCAAGAATTTATTTTAAAAAAGAGTTGACTTAATAAATATGATACAATATGAGTAAATATATCATATATGATACATAAGTTCATATATAAAACATTAACTGTAAGGAGTGATATGTTTAATAACAAACTAAAAGACCAAGTACAAAAACTAACAGTACAAGTCGTTGACTTGACAGCACAAGTAACACAGTTAACAACAGCAATACATAAGATACATAGAAGAAAACAAGCTGAGACTAAGGTGAATGATAGTATGAAACTGACACCTCAACTTGAAGATTATTCTAGTAAAAGTAATTGGACTATATTTGGAAAGAGGAGAGCATAATGCAGAAATCTCTATTCAAACCACAAGACATTCTTACTGATGAATTACAGAGAGTAGTAGAGAAGGTTAGAAATGACCTTAAACCTACTGCTAAAATAATACATCTTTCACATAAAAAGAGACAGCTTTTTAGCTGTTCTAACGTAAGGAAAACAACACATGGCAACAGTAAATATAGTTGAAGGTGAACTACCAATACTTGAAACTGCTACGTCACCCAAGATGTTTAATCATTTAGGACAGGCACTAATTAGTGCTGAAAAGACCTTTAATGATAACAAAACTGACGTGAAAGAGTACAGTATTGTTGTAGTAACTGAGACCATAGAAGATTTAATTTGCTAGATTATACATTATAATCCCCAAGCAATTTATTCTTTGATGTTCTATAGTTGTTCTATTGCGAAACTACATATAGTTAGCATATAAGAACACAGGCACAAAATCTAGGTATAGTTGTGATGCACAATACATTAATTATCTATTTTTTTTTAAGTGTCAAACATTAGTATTAAACACTTGTGCAATTAAGGAATATAGTTAAGATGAATACAATAATAAATAAAACAATAATGGTAGTAGCAATGGTAGTATGTAGGTTAGTTCATAAAGTCAGATGTCAGTCTTTTTTAAGACGTGTTGAAGACTTCAGTTATGAAGTTAAACCTTTAAAGGGAGTTAAGAACTTACCTTTTTTTAAAAAACAAATCATTGTTAGTAATGACTGGGAGAAATCCATAGCATTAAAGATAGGTGGCATTTGTATCAAATATAGTTTTGATAAACTTGTTAAATATCTTGATGTAAGGGACACAGAAATTACTGAGCCTGAGTTTAATGAGAATGTTGCAATAGCATTAGCTAGAACAACTAATCAAACTCATACTTCTACGAACATTATAAAACTAGAAAGTAGAAAAGGAAACAATGAGAGAGCAATACACAAAAGCAGTATTTAGTCTTAGGTTCACATATCATTTTCTTAATCATGTTAAGAAGGTAGAACAGAAGCTAGGTAAAACTTTACATACTAACGGAGTGCCACAGCATTATATAGCTGTGTTACAAATCTTGTTATTATTAAAAGATAACAATATGTCCACCGAAGAAATTTCAAAAAATTATATTGAGATTTTAGGTAGAGGTATCAATCAATCTTCATTGAGTAGAACATTAACTTACTTACATGAAACACTAAACTTAATTAACTATACGGACAATCCATTCGCAGAAGATAAAAGATATACGTATGTTGAATTAACTAGTGAAGGCAAGAAACTACAGAAGTTCTTTTTAGGTTCAACGCAGGAAGCTATACCTTCTGTTTTTAAAAGTTCTAAATTAATGACTGCGAACTAGGATAAAATGAATA